CAGCAAGCAAACGGAATACCAATGCCACAGGAGATGATGAATGGCGAAGCTTAATATCCTAGGGGCTATATCCACCGGCCTTATTGAAGGCGGTAAAGCTGCTCAAACTTATGGGGCTATGAAGCTCAAAGAAGAGTACATGCAGAAAGAATTAGATGTTGCTACGCAAGCTGTTCAGCAAGACAAGCTTCAGTTTATATACAAAGAAAATAATGATGAAATTGCTGCGCTATTAAAAGGTGGGCAATTTGGCGTAGTATCTGCAGAAGATCAAAATAGACTAAACAATCTTAGGCATTCAAACAAGCAGCTAGCTAATTTAATGTTTGGTATAGGACCAGATAGTGGTTTAAGTGAAGAAGATAAAAACCTTCTTTTGTCTGGGCAAACTTTAGAAGCTCCTACAACTGAAGAAGGAAAAGAAAAAGCTGATATAGGTCTTATAAATAATTTTGTAAAATTTCTTGATACAGAAGTATTTAAATTTAAGCCAGAAAATGTTATGGAATTTATGAAAACTTTAAATTCTCTGGCTGGCTCATCTGATATACTCTCTGATACAATAGCTGAAGTTAATTCAGAATTTCCTAACGCAACTGAAAAACAGATTGCTTCTGAAGTTTTTAATAGAATGATGAGTGGTGATTATGGAAAAGGAAATCCTAATGATAATCAAGGGGCTAGAGGTATACCTCTTGCAGCAGGCGGTGAAAGCGGTTTATTAAGCGAAGATCAAAATGCTGCCACAGCAGATGAAACATCTTTCGGAACAATGGATAACGTTAATGATTTACCAGCAACTTCTGCTACAGCAGTTGATCCTCAAGCATCAGAACAGGGATTGATAAGCGCTGCAGAAACTAATACAGAAAACTTTTCTGAGTATAGAAATAAAACAAGAAGGGAAAGTCTATTAAAATTAATCGCTAATCCAAAAACATCAGACAAGGACAGAAAAGAAGCTGAAAAAATATTGTCAGAAATGGGAGAAGTAATTAGTGCTGAAGAGCAAGCATACGAAGATGCTAGAAATAAAGCGGCTTTAGGAGGGACTGGTGCAACATCAGCTGATATGACACAAGAACAAATTGATGCTTTATCGAGAGAGACTGATAGACAAGCCGCTATACAGCAACAAGGTTACATTGGTTCTGATGAAGCTATAGAGTCTTTATATGCTGTTGGTGGTCCTATAGGTGAGCCAGCAACTACCGATGTTCTTGCTAGAGCAAATGTAAAAAAAGAATCTCCAGAGGTTGAATCTACTAAATCAAGGATCATTGCATCTTTGACTGATCTTATACTACAAGCAGAGTCTGGAAAGGATGCTATTAATAATAAGTTTAATGCTGTATCTGGAAATAGAGAAGATCCAAATCTTACCAATATGACTATTGGAGAAATAGTAGATAAATATGGTAATGATGCTGTAGGTGCTGGTCAATTTAAATATAAAGAATTTACTAAACCTATGGCTAAAAAATATTTAGGGATGGAGGAAGAAGAATTAAAACAACAGGTGTTTACTCGACAGTTTCAACTAGACATGATTGCTTTAGGTCTGGAAGATGCAGGTCTTACTAAAATAGCTAAAGGAGATTTATCTCCAGAGAAGTTCCAAAAAAGAATAGCTAATGTATGGAGAGGAATGCCGCCAACAAAAGAAACACAAATAGGAGATCCTACTGACGAACTTGGCAATAAAGCTAGAGTTTCTGGTGCTCGTTATCAACAGCACCTATACAACTACCGAAACTTATAGGAAAAAATAATGAGTTCTAAGTTCATATTAAGTTCTGATGATGTACAATCAGCTCTTGCTCCACTTATGCCAGGTTATGTATCTCCGTCAGAGGGCGCAGTTGAGCAACAAGTTGAAGAAGAGTCAGATTTTAGTTTATCAGGAGCTGCTGGAGCTGGCGTAGATCAACTTCAGTTTATGGCTTACAATGCTTTAAGAGCATTTGCAGATGAGTTTGACGTTGGCGTTCTTAGGACTGTTGCAGATAAAGGCATTGAAGTAAACAAGCAAGAGCTTTCAGAGTATTCAAGAATTGGATATGATGATATAGAAAATCTTAGCGATTTAAATAAGTGGTGGCTTGATAACTTAATTATTAATGCTGGATCTTTTGCTCCTGTTGTTGCTGCAGGTATGGTAGCTGCTCCGCTTGGTGGTCTAGCAGTTGCTGGAGCAACTCTAATTCCATCGGCAATTCTTGGGACAGGTGAGTCTTACGCAAAACAGCTAGAAGCTGAAGGTAATCTAGATCCTAAAATTGCTATGATTACAGGCATGACTGTAGGTGCTCTTGACGTTCTTACACCTAAGGCAATCCTTAGAGCACTTGGCATAGGAAAAGGATTTAACAATTACCTTACTAACCAGCTGGCTTCTAGAGGAGCTTTATCAAATAGATTTCATGCTGGAGTAAAGGGTATGCTTAGGGAGGGCTCAACAGAAGTCCTTCAAGAAGCTTTGATGACAGCTTCTAAAAATTATGTTAATGAGCAAGATCTAACAGACTTTAGCAAAGAAGAAGTTAATGAGTTAATTGAGGCATTCTTAAGCGGTGGTAGTGTTGGTGCTACTTTCTCTGCTGCTTTAGGCGAGGCAAGCCCTCAAGAAAAAGCTGTAGCATTAGCAAAGAAAAATGCTAGCATTAATTTAAAAGATACTCTTGGTTCTGAGACTTCAAGAATAATAGAAGAAATTAATTCTTTAAAACAAAACGAAGAGTTTGCAAGAAAAGGTCCTAGAGGTATTGGATCCTTCTTAAACAAGGAAGGAAAGAATAGAAAGTCAGAGCTAAAGAAAGAACTTAAACAGCTTATTAAAGATACAAAGTCTAAAGATAAAGCTATCTTTAAAGCTAAGACTGTAGAAGAAATTGATTCTTTATTTGCAGATCCTGTTGAAGAAGAATTAATAACAGAACCTACAGAAGAGAAAGAACAAACATTAGCTGAAATAATGGCAGCTGATCCTCGTGAGTCCGCTATTGAGAGGCAACAGCAGCCTGATGTAATACCACCAGAAGGAACTCAAATAGGAACCGCCCCTACTCAGTCCGAGATCGAGCAAAGACTAAAGGATGAAGTAGCTACTAGAGCTGACGAAGGTGGGTTTCTTAGAAGACTTAAAGGCGAAAATCTTGACCCTAAAATGGGCGTTAATTTGGGTGAATTAGCTGCTGAAAGAGCTGACCAAGGAATGCAAGATCCTTCTGTTATTGAGGATACAGAAGATGCTAGACCTCAAGGCCCATTTCCAAGAACAAGAGAAGCTTATAGAAAAGCAGTAGCTGAAAGAGCTAACAGAGGATCTGCTCAAGAAGAAAGAAGTTCTAACCCTGTAATCTCTAGTGCAGTACCATCTGATAACGTGCTTACTGATGGAGAAGTTCTTATACTTAGACAGGATATCGAAGAGGCTAAGTATTCTAAAGCTAGCAGAGAGCTTGAAGATATTGCTATGCAAGCTGAATCAGATGCTTTCGAGCAAGCACAAGCTGACGGTATGGATTATCCAGAAGCTTTAGCTGCGGGAAATGAGGCTCGTGCAAGAGTTCTCCAAAGCGGTGGAGCTAGAAGGAAGAGAGTATTTCCAAATCCTGAAACTAGAAGAAAGGCTCAAGAGGCGGCTGCTAAGACAAGACAAGAGAGAGAAGCTAAATTGAATTTTGAAGCTCAACGCAGGATTGATGAGCAGAAGAAGTTTGAAAAAGAACAGGCTGGTGAACTTAAAGAACAAGCTATAGAGATGGCTGGTGAAACATATGATGCATTTTTCTATGGGCAAATAAGTGCTCAAGAATTTGCTTCTAGAAGGCAGAGAGAAATAGCGGAAATAAAAGATGGTATAGGAGGCACAGCTGCTGCTAACGCTTACAGGAAAGCGGTTCCTCTTGAAAAGGCTAATGCTATTCTTAAAGAGAGAGGATTGCCCACTCTAACAGCTAAAGGAGAGAAGCCTACTCAAGCTGATACTACACCACCAGTTCAGAAAGCCCCGCCTAAAGGTGGAGTTGGATCTTCTGGTCAACCAACAGACAGAGAAGGAAAGCCTGTTGATCCTAAAGCTGCTGCACCTACACAAGCAGATGTTACTCCTACTGAACGTCCAGACGCAACAAGATACCCTGACTTTGATGCATACATGGAAGACATGGGCGAACTAGGGTTTAGTCCTGATGAGCTTCAAGAGGAAGGATTGCCTTATGACGAGGCATCATTTACATCTTACAAAGCAAAACAAGAAGAAACATCTTCACCTACCCAAGCAGATGTTACTCCTCCAGTAGACGAAGCTATATTAGAAGATACTGATACTGCTAAGAGAGACAAAGGTAAAGCAGGAAAAGGTGCTCCCAAAGCAGAAAAAGCTAAGCCTGACGATACCACTACTGAAGATGGTAAGGGTGCTGGGGAACAAGAAAAAGGTGCTCCCAAGGACGCTAAACAAGATGATAATACCACAAGGGCAAGATCTGCATCCGATGATGATGAAGCTAAAACTACCGGAAATAAAGAAGATAAAGGTACAGCTGCTAGAACAGATCAAGCAACCACTACAACCGATAAAGGCACAAAAGTTAGCGATGCAATATCTGATTTTGAAGTTGCTGATGCAGCCGATACTGCTGCTCAAGGGCAAGCTGGTGCAAGCGCTACAGTCAGTGGTGAAACTGCTGACATTTCAACTGCCGACATTACTACCACTGCAGCTTCCAATACGACTACCGCGCCTATTAATACTGATCCTATTGAGGTAACTCCTACTGAGCCAGTAAGATTAGATTATGCAGAAACAACCGCTAATCCAGATGGTGTTCCAATAAGAATTTATGAGGACCCAGATAACCCTGATAGTAATATTGTCGAGGTAGATGGAAAGCCAATTAATCAAAGGTATAAAAAAAGAGCAGTTGCTGTAGCATTTGCAAATAGGTACACACGTCCACGGCCTACCGAAAAAGCAGAAAAGGCTGCCCCCAAAGTCAGACCAGAAGGCAAGACTTATACTGGGCCTAAGCCTGTAGGTCTTACTGATGGTGTATACAAGTTTATGTCTAGCAATAAACCATTTAAAAATACTCTTGGTAAGATGCGGCTTAACCAAGCAGAAAAGTATGATATAGATACTGATGTAGTTACAACTGAAGAGCAGTTTTATGATGAACTTATTACTATCATAGATAAAATGAAGCCAGTTGAAGCGACAGCAGCTGATATATCAGCGGAGGTTCAGAGGGAAGCTGAAGAGATTGTTCCAGAGACCACTCTTGAAAGGATTGATAGGAAGCAAACAGAGCGTAGGGTTATGGAAAACGCTATAATGGTTCAGAAAGATTTGACTCCTGAAGAAATTGCTAGCATTCAAGAAGCTAAACAAAAAAGAATAAGGGAGGCTCAATCAAGTGGACTTATGGAAGACGTTGATGCTGACATTGAAGCAAAAATTGCAGCAGAAGAAGCAGAGTCAAAGGCAGACAGAGCAAGACGAAAGCTAGAGCGAGAGTCAGAACAAGTTAGTTTTGAAACAATAGATAACATGGAGCTTGCTGATTTTTTACAGTTAGCTAATAGTCGTAGGGGAGGTTGGAGCAAAAAACAATTAGTTGAAATTGCTAACAACATCGAAGCAAACGATCCAACTGTTACATTTAACACTAAAAAGAATAGGGCTGATCTTGCGGTAGATCTTATTGGATGGAAGGAGGGGTCCGGATCTACAGTAGATACAGACGTTTTAGACCCAGACTTTGTAGATAATGTAAATGATGACGGTGATTTCTATACAGCACCTAGTGATGATTTCGATCCTTCATCTGGGTTTGATAATAAAGCAGTTGAAACAAGTAGTGTTAAGCCTTCCAATGAAGAAGTATTGAACATTGAAAGATCTCTTGACAATAATCTTAGTGCAATGTTTAGTAGATCTAAGGCTAAAGAATTAAAAAATATTAAGTTTATTAATTTTATAACTTCATCTGAAGCTAAAAGATTAGGCATTGAAGATGATGTTATAGCTAGCTATGGATCTGGAGATGTTAAGGTTTACTTTATACCAGAAAGAATTGCAGCATACGCTAAGTCGCAGAACAAAGACGTAGACAAACTTACTCGATCATTAATTATGCATGAGGTGGGTGTTCACGCAGGAAAGAATATCTTTAGTGGTCAAGAGTTTGATTTAGTAATGGATCAAGTTGTTAAACTGTACGATCAAAAAGATCCAGAATTTGTTAACGCATTTAACGTTGTTAAAAAAACTTACCCTGATCTTCAGTTATTTGAAAGAAGGTTTAATGAAGAAGTTCTTGCTCATGTTATAGAGTCTAAAGCTTATGACCTAGAAAAAATTAATAAATCATTATTTGATAAGCTCAAGACTGCATTCCAGAAGTTCTTTGAAAAATTATTCTACACTGTCGATAAAGATAAGACCAGAGTAGATAACCTTACTCCTGATGTAACAGCTGAAGATATGTTTAATCTTATTGCTGGTCACTCAATGAGGAATATATATTCTTATGCATTGAAGAGGCATGGTGATAGCAAGAACTTTTCTAATGTAAGAACAAGGAATAGAGATAACTTTGTTAAAGATTCTGTAGTTAAATCTCCTATGTTTCATGCTGGATACTACAACTTTTCAGCACCAGTTCTAGATAAGACAGAGCTTGGCCTTCATGTGGGAACAGAGGAAGCAGCTCTTCAAAGGGTTGAAGGTGATGTGCAAAGGCTTAAGAAAGGGTATATCAATATACAAAATCCTTTTGAAGTCTATGATATAAACAGGTTTAATGAGCATAGACTATGGAGAAAGGCAGTCAATAGACTCTATGAGAATGGGGATATAGACAGCAATGTCTACAAAAAGTTGTCACAAGTTATTGATAATCATGAATTTAGTTTTAAATCATGGCAGTCAAGCCTTCGATCAGAAACTCCGCCAAGCGATATATTAACTGCAGAGGAAATCGTTGAATCTAATTTAAGAAAAGATGCGCTTGATAAAGATTTTTCTAGAAACATTAGAGATGCTCTTTTATCTCTTGGATATGACTCTATAGTATATACAAATAAATACGAAGACTCAGGAAGCACAAGCTATATTCTTCTTAAGGATAACCAGTTTAAAGATGTTGATTCTTTAATGTTCCGATCAGGAACCAATGTGTTTATGGATAAGAGGGTTGTAGAAGAGTCTCCAGAGCAGGCTGTTGCACAGTCTAGAAAGATTGAATCCATAGCAGGGCCTCAAGTAACAAACACACGAAAAGCTCAAGGCAAAATGTTTAGTGTTCTTAAGACCATGCAGAGAGCCATTGAACCATTGATGACTGTTCAAGGATACAGTGAGCTAGAGACTGCACGTATGCTAGCAAAGGGTGAGGTATCTAAAGCTCACAATACTGGAAGGATTCTATTTGATACACTATACCAAACCAACAAGAAAGAGCAGAGAGAAATTCTTAAGTACTTTGAAACAAAAGATGCGTCTCCTGATAATCTTCCAGACAGGAAGGTAAGTGTAGCTATGCAACCTACAGTCGCAAGGGGAACAAGATCAGATGCAAGAACTGCAGAGCGGGTATCAATTAAAGATTCTGTAATTCAAGCTAAGAAACAAATTGAAAAACTTGGACAAGATCTAGTAGATATGGGTCTTATTACTCAAGAGCAGTATAACGAGTTAAAAGGATCGTACCTTCCAAGAACCTATCTTGAATATCTTGGTAAAGATAGATTGGGAATTGGACTTGGCACAAGTAAATTAAACTATACCAAAGCTAGGACTTCTACTGATACATTCTTAAGGGATGTTATGGATGGTAGGATAAAAGATCCAGGATTCTTAGCGGCTAGATACATTTCAATGGCGGGCGCTGATATAGCAACGATAAAATATCTTGACTTTATAGCTGCTGATACAGGTCAGAATGGTTGGGTTCTTCCTAATCAGATTGTTAACTTCGAGGGAATGAAAGGTACTGTTGGTTTTTGGAATGAAAGGCTAGATGGTATCAGAAGGAATGCAGCTCAGATGGAGTCACTCAATCCAGCGCAAGCAAAAGAAATGAATGCGTTTGCTAGCAAACTTCAAAGAGCAATAGATGCTGTTGGAACTATACCCGCTGCTCAAGGATACAAGCGCATACCAGATAGTCCAAGATATGGAGCGATGCGTGGCTTGTATGTTAAGAAAGAAATTGCTAACGATATCATGAGTCAGGAATCATTGTATTCAAGTAATGAATTCTTAAACTCAGTTCTTAACGTATCATCAAAAGCTACCAAAGTATTCAAGTATACTAAAGTTCCAATGAACATTCCTACTCAGGCACGTAACGTTATATCTAACATTGTGCTTATGGATACATCGGGGACTAACTTCTTTAAGATACCTGGACTTCTTAACAGAGCAATACAAGACATAGTATCTAATGGCAAGTACATGGAGTTAGCTAGGAAGTATGGCATTGAATCAACTACATTTGCTTCAGAAGAACTTGTCACTATGGACAAAGAGCTTCAGAAAATAAAGTCTCAGGATAAAGGTTGGGGTGGTTTGTGGGCAAGAAGTCAGGTATTCTTTAATGATTACCTAGACGTTGGTGGTCGTGCCTATCAGAAGACAGAGGTGATGTTTAAGATTGCCAAGATGATTGACCTTATGGAAAATCATGGCAAGTCTGAGGCTGAAGCAGCCAAGCTAGCAAACGAAGCATTGCTTGACTATAGTAATGTATCTCAAGGCGTAAGGGTTATTAGATCTATGCCTCTTGGTTCTCCGTTTATTACGTTTAACCTTAAAGCGGGTGCTCAGATGATTCGCAATATTAGGAATCATCCTATTGCTGTTGCTAAGTATGCTGCTATACCTTACATTGTATCTCAGATGCTACTTGAGAATAACGATGACATTGAAGAAGAAGATATTCCTGCAATGCAGAAGCTTGTTGCTGACTACATGGAAGGTAACATGACCACAATGATTCTTCCTTGGAAGGATGAACAGGGTAGGCTTAGAGTTTTTGATATGGGATACTTCTTGCCGTGGGGTGCACATTTAAGCATGGCAAAGAATCTTATGGAGGGTGAGTTTGGCGAAGCTGCTAAGACTCCAGGGTTCTTTGGAGGACCTTTCGAGCTTGTGGCTGGAATGAAAACTAATACAGATCCATTTACTGGGCAAAGCATTTGGAGTGAAGCTGATCCTCCGATGCAACAGTATCAAGATATACTAGGCTTTCTTGTAAGCTACGCTACTCCACCTATGATTATGCCTAGAAACAAATCAGGTGATGTCATAGGGAATGGAGGGCAGATAGTTAAAACTCTTATGGCTGCTGGATGGATGGACGGCAATACAGATGCCGATGGTCTGCCAAAAAATACTGTTGGAAGCTCTATCCTTTCTTGGATGGGAATTAATACTGCTGCTTTAACTCCTGAAACAGCAGGTAGAAAGGTTTACTTTAAAGGTGAAGATGTTGATAAGATTATGCAGAGATTAATAAAACTTATTGATGATCCTAATGTAAAAGAAGATCAACGAGAAAGGCTTATAGAGGAATACAGAATGCACCAAGCAAATGCAATAGAAAAATACCGTGAGTATGCTGATGCATATAGACAAGTAAAAGATGTCCTCTAGTCTTTATGTTGAAGTTGAATGGGTAGATATAATATCTACATCTGGGTGGGAAAAGTCTGATGAAATAAAGACCCCCATCTTTTGGTCTTATGGATATTTAATTAACCACGATGATGAAGAGGTTCGTATAGCTACGACCAAAGATGAGGATGGTGAATGGTATGGGTTTACTATCATGCCCATAGGTTGTGTTAAAAAAATAACCCCCCTGGGGAAGGGGGGCTATTCAAATCAAACGAATAACATAATTAGACAGGCAGAGAAAAACACATAGCTTCCGTACCAGCCAAGCATATAAATTAAATCTCTTGCCATCTTTGATTCCACTTCTTAACGGCGGATTCTTTTTGAGAGTCTACCTTTGGGTGAAAGCTTAAGAACAAAGAACACTTGGTACATCCAACTAAGAACTTACCAATCATTGCTTTTGCTCCACAGAATGGACAATGTTTTAAACTCATAAGTATTCCCGTAGTAGTTTGCGTTGAGTTACAGCGTTTATTTCATCGTAGTATCCCTCCCCATCTAGTCCGTTTAAACTAACAACCCCCCTCCACCAAGTGTACTCTGTATCCCTACACCAACTCTCTGAGTAGTGAGGGTGAGAGAAACATCCTGCGCTTAATCCAAATATCTTTTGACCATCAGGTCTAGTTTGTTCTGCATGATTATACAAGTGTGAATGTCCTTGCACCGCTGAGCAGTGCAGTTTAGATACCAGTTGATGACCAATATGTGATGAACTAATTGGTCTTCCCGCAACACCAGAAGTAAAGTAATGGGAAAATATAATACCTTCAACAGTTAATGTTCTTTTAAATGGTGTTAGTTTCCAACCAAACTTTTCATACTGTAGGTCTTTGATTGAGATAGCTCCCTCTAGTTCAGGTGCCGAGTTAACAGCCCTATCTATTCTATCTTCATGATTACCTAAACACATGAATAGCCGTGGCTTGTACTGCTTTTCTTTATTCTTTTTCTTCTTAGCGTTAAGCTTCTTGATAGGATCGAACATCTTATTTTGTCCATCAATAACAGATTCAACATCCTTCTTGTATCGTCTTCCTTCAAAACCTTTAGTCCCCTTGTCATATGATGAGAGGCTAGGCATATCTGCAAAGTCTCCCAAACACACAATGATCTCAGGCTTGTGCTTTACTATGTAGTTTCCTAAAGCAGTAAACCTGTCGCTGTCATACTCAGGTGCAGCATGAGCATCTGGTATGATTAGCATATTTTTATTACCCTTCAATTTAATTCTCCGTTTTTGTTTTGCGTCTTGGTTTGGACACTGGTCTATATGGGTACAAAGCACAACTTGGAATCTCGCATCTCTCTACTTGATACCTCATAGACCCTGTTTCTAGTGGATCGTATATACATTCAATACACTTTTCCATAATTGCTTTGCTTCTACTCATTACCCTTTCCTTACTTCTTTGATTAGTATATTAGCATAAGATATAATCTTTTCTAAGTCTGCCAGAGGTTCTCCTTTTTTGTCCCATCTGGCAGCATACTTAATAATATTTCCAGAACAGAAGTCAAGTCCATTAGACATAATAAAATCTATTGGCTCAATCTTCATCTTGTAATGGTCGCTCATTATATCCCGCACACCCCACTTAAGCATTGCTCTTCGCTATTGTCCTCATAGATAACACCACGTTTAGCATGAGCTTCCTCATAAGGAACAGAAGTAATAGGCTGACCACCTCTAGCACCATCAGGATATACTGTTAAGCCACGTAACCCTGGCGCATACTTAGCGATAGTCTCTGCATACTTCATGATTGTATCCTCATTATTTAGATCACTACCCCAAGCAGGCAGATTAATTGTACTGCTAATAGCATGGTCAACATACTTCTGTAGTTCATACTGAAACTTGATGCGTCTCTCTGGATCACCTGCTAAGTCTACTGCTGACTCTATGTTTTCTGGTTTGATTCCTCCGTCGATAAGGGCTTGAGCTGTACCGTCGACGACAAACTGATGCTTCCATTTGGTTCCATCCGTAAGATAACGTCTGCGGTAAGCAACGGCGTATATCGGTTCCACTCCAGAAGTAGTCCCCGCGAGGATACTAATGGTTCCTGTCGGAGCAATTGCTCTGTATCCTTTAGGACGTTTGAGAAAAAGTCTATCGCAGTGAGCGTCGGCTGATCGCTTGCTTTCTGATTCATAAACCCTCATCCATTGTTTAAGTTCATCTGTCATTTCATACTTATGACCACGCTGAAGAAGCCACTCATGCATACCCATAAGACCCAAACCAATACGACTATTTTGCATCCTTACTTTTGAGATTTTTTCGTAGGGAACTTGCGCCCTGATAAGCCCACAAACAAGGAACTTACTAGCAAGATTAACAACATCCCTAAACTCATTAATGTCCCCAACATTAGCCAGATTAACAGACCCAAGATTGCAAACGTCGCTATCATCTTCGCTAGTAATTTCTGTGCAAGCATTACGAAGCGTTTCATTTTGTTTGTCTCCAAAGTTAAACGAGAACCCAGGCTCTCCTGTCATCATAGCCTGCCTAATGTTTTCAACAAACACTGGATTCATCTTATCTTTAAGCCACGCATCATCATAGTTAAGCGATATGTTCATCATATCTAAAGGAGCAGGAGCATTAAAGTCTGCCTTCTTTAGTTCAGCATAGTTAGTACCACCAACGCTGATGTCATGCCAGTTCTTAACCTTTAGGAAGTCATTAGCATCCTCATGTTGCCAGTTCATTGAGCCATACAGTGCAGACCTACGGCTACCACCCTGCATTACATTACGTCCAACCTCATTTAGTGTAGACAGTAGTGGAATAGGTCCAGAAGCAACACCTCCAGTGCGAACCAGTCTACGTCCTGATGGTCTAGCCTTAGAGATATCAACACCAATTCCTCCACCTGTCATCAAGCAAGACATAGCACGTTGGGTAACGCCAGCCCACTCTTCCCTAGTATCCTCTTCAAGCCTAAGAAGATAGCAGTTGTTGTAGAACCTAGCATCCCTACCTGCATACCATAGATACCTACCACCTGGAACAAACTTAAAGTCAGAGATGTATTGAGCAAGCTGATCTCGCTCCGTCTTATCCATCAAAGGATTCTTTGTCCCATTGAAGTCACCACATACGCTGTTAACTACTGCATGTGCCTTGTCATTCCAAGTCTCATACTCTGTAGATGCGTACTTGTTTTTAAATATATCTTCGCCTAGTTTAGTTTTAAATGTCATTGCATACCTTCGTTAATTACTTTATTTCCTGTGCTTCCAAAACCACCCTCACCCCTAACAACATAACTGCCAACTTCAGTAGATAAAACTGGTGAAAGATAGTGCGAGAATACTAACTGCGCTATCTTATCTCCCTTCTCAACATCGTATGGCAGATGTCCTGAATTAAAAAGAATTACCTTGACCTCGCCCTTGTAGTCTGGGTCAATAGTTCCTGGAGAATTAAGAACAAACACACCATGTTTAGATGCTAAGCCGCTTCTACTTCTTACCTGACCTTCAATACCAATTGGCATATGAAGTTTTATTCCAGTGCTAATTACCTTTGTAGATAAAGGTCTAATCACATCATCCTCTGATGAACAGATATCATACCCAACAGAAAACTCTGTTGATCTCTGTGGTATAGCACTTGCTGTACTCATCAACTCAATCTTTACTTGATCTGACATTTATATATTTTCCTTTTAGATCGTGTTCTTTTGCATATCGCATATACTCTTGCAGAGAGCATCCAGCATGGTGTTTAAAACATTCTTCCCAAGAATTAAATTTAACAGTCGGCTGTTTTTTACCAGAGTAAATGTCTCTTGCAAGGAAGTATATGATCTCATCTTGTGGCTCTCCTTTAGAACGGTATGTCATCAGCAGATACTTCTTTAGCTATATCTTTCATAGCATCTCTAGCACCTGAAGGCATAGACTTCTTGTCAGAAGATCCCATCTCTACTTCTTTGTATGCATCTGGACTGTTAATCATCTGCATCATATACCCTTTGATGTCAGTAGTATATTTTTCTACACCACTCTTATCAGTATACTTACGATAATCAATTGATCCTTCTACATATAAGTTAGTACCCTTCCCTACATAAGCCTCAGCAATCTCCGCTTGTTTACCAAAGAAGACTACGTTGTGCCAGTCAGATTTCTTATACTCACCATAGCCTGACTCGGTAACCATAGATACCTGAGCAATCTTGCTATCATTTTTAGTGGTACGAATAGTAGGTTCTTTCCATACACTACCAACTAGAATTACTTTATTAATTCCCTTCATTACTTTCTCCGTGTTTTTCGGGCCAATATTTCTTTACACTTTTCCATACTTCTAATGCTGAACTAAAGATAGTCCAGTACCTATCAAAGTCTTTGCTATCCCACTCATGAAAGACAACAGTACCTGGGTTGCTAGCAGAGATAAATACATTTGCTATTCTCTTAGCTGGCGCAGGCAGTGCTCTCTCATAAGCAATCAATTGGTATGCCATAGACTCGTAAGCTAACTGCTTGCTACCAGTAGAGAACTCTTTGGTTTTGAAATCAATAACCCATTCGTCTGATACCAAGTCTATCATACCACCATATCCATCCTTTACATTACATACAGTTTCCTCTGATCTCCATTGTTGTTCACCACAATTAATCTTTAACAAAGCATCAACAGCATTAAAGATATTTGAGTCAGCACCAGTAGGAGATAGCTCATTTTTAAAACAGTTCTCTAACATATTATGTATCCTACTACCTCTTTCGGATGCTTCAACTGTTTCTCTTTTGCTTTCTTGTAGTACCTTTGACTTCCATATATCAATACTTAAGTCTCCTCTTGGTACTAAAGCTGCAGCTTCAATAGCCTTGTTAGTTTTCCATGTGTCTAATCCAGGCTTAGCTAGTATGTCTAGAACAGAAGTTACAGAGGGCATCCATCCATATTTCCTTGCATCTCTTAATGTTGTAGCCCTAGTCTTTCCGTTCTTTCCTTCAATAAAATGTCTTGGTTCTCCTTGTCTGTCATACCAGTGCATTATTTATCCTTTGTCCTTTTGCTCATTAGTTCATCAAAGCCCTCTGGTGTAGCCCAGACAGCAGCTTTCTTACTACGATCAAAAGCATTGGGATGGTATAAGTATCTTGCTATACCGAATAAGACAGCAGCCCTCTTAAGAGCATCACTGATGCCACCTTTTGCACCCTCAATATTAGAATCATCAGCACCGTCTGACTTAGTAATCCATGTGCCATCTATATTAACAGACAGTTCACATATCATACGATCACCAATCCAACTGTACTTTGTTTGCCAGTTAGCAACGCCGACAACATCATCAAGCCTATCCATTACATCCCTTGCTGTAATGTATGCTAACTCAGCACCACCTCCACCCTTACGCCATCGTATCTTACCTTCTGGGAAAGGTCTTTTAAATGCCATCTCTAAACTATTCATTAGTCTTTATTTTCCCTGTATTTTTTTAGTGAATCAAGATACTCTCTAAAGTTATCCTCCCTATCTTCTTTTTCTAAGTTATCAAGCCATAAGTTATACCCTTCTTCAAACTCCTCTTGTTCTAATGATTGTTGTTGCTCCCAACCCATAATCAAAACTCTCCCTTATTCATGCTCGCTGGATTGTAGAACCCAGCCTCAATAAGAGTTGCTTCAACTCTCTCCATGTACTCAGCGAACTGCTCAACATTTAAACCAGATGTTTGTATAGCAACCTCCACTGCATCACCATTCAAGTTTGTAACTGTGTTAGTACCCAGGATCTGAACACACATAATAGAGTGTAGTTCATTAGCAGTATACCCTATTTCATTTGCGGCCTCCCTAATAATATGCCAGTACCTATTGTTCTGATCTATAGATCGTTGATTCTTTTTATTGTACGGTCTTATTATAACTTCATAAGGCTCATTAGAATGAGATAATTGTTTAATATAATCTACACAATTATTCTTTTCATGTAAATTATACAATTTAAATCTCTTTACTTTTTTGTCCATTCTATTATACCATATTCAAAAGCACGTCCTATTGTTTGCAAGCACCATCTCATTTGTGTTTCCTTGTCTATCTCCCCGCTATGACATTCAG